TTTACTATTCCAATCTGATACCTAAATAATAGACTAATCTAAAATGATTAGTCATTAAAGGAGATAACCATATGGAAATCTTAAACAAAATAAAGGCTTGGGCAGCAGGCCTAACAGAAGTGGGTGTAAGCCTACTTGCGTTGGGTGTTGTACTCGAAGTCTTATTCAAAGGACAGAACATTCCGTTCTGGCCAAACATTAACATCATTGCTAACATTCAAAGCATTGTGGCTAGTTTTTCAGCACAGGGTTTGGTTGGCTTGATTGCAGTTTGGGTATTATATCACATCATAACAAAGAAGTAATATAACTCAACTTAATGTGTAAGTTGTAGGGGAGTCATCTTGGCGGGCGGCTCCCCTACTTTTTTGTATTTACTTCTTGCTAGGTTTTGGATTGGATAGATAGTCTGCTTCTTCGTCAGTCACAGGCCACCAGTTACAAATATTATTCATTATAATATTCCTGCCCAGAACATTCCGTTTAGGAATAGAAATCCAGTCATTACTGAAAGCATAATCGTTAAAGGAACTGCAATGTTAAAAAAATTCTTAAGCATCAGCGTGTCCTCTCCAAAAAGCAACTTTCTTTCCTCTAAAGTAATGATCGCCTGGCTCGTATGCAGCCTTGGCTTTCTTTACTCTTTCAAGTCTTTGGATTGCACGTTTGCGTTCTTGTATTTCTTTAACACCGTCAAGCATTAGAGTTTTAGCCAACTCATAATGTCCTTGTTGTGATAGTTGTGAAGCGGCTCTTGCGTACCCAAGAGTAGCACAAGTATTTTTAAATTTTTCCCAAATTAACATATTTTTCTCCTTTGTGTGTCTGTGTTAATATCTAACTGGTTTCGTGTGGCCATAAAACCCTGGACGGACCTGCCCCCTATCCAATTCCCGCTGACGTCGTTCAAGATCATAGTGGTCAACAGAATTGCTGAGATACCTTTCAGCCCAGTCAGTAGGTTTAAAGAGGTTTTTAATTGCTTCAAGAAGTCGCATCATGCTACCTCCTTGTGTCCATAACTAGGACCATTAATTTCTCTTAGGGACGGTGCTCTACCTTTGTGGTCGAGCATAAATTGATAGGCGAATCGCCAATCTTTCTTGTATTCAGTTTGAGCCCAAGTCAATAGATCATCACGGCTAGTCTTCTTGCCGCTTTTCATCCATGACATCAGGCCACTCATAAAGTGTGCCATAATTTCTCCTTTGATGTATGGATGCTTGAGGAAAGCAATACCCCGGTCTTTTCCGGCGTCAGTAGTCTTTGCTACTGTCAATCGCTTGTAACGCATGGATTATGCGCCAGTCTTTCCTGGTGTCTGTATGTGTGTTGTAGTTGTCAGGTCCTACTGGAACGTAAGCACTTTGCACTGCAACAAACTTATTTATGCTAATATAATTGATAACTTATAAAAAGTCAACCTATTTTAGGGCATAACAGTAGTGCTATTTTAGCATGAGTGGAATACAAAAAGGTTGACACCTACAATCATACTGTTTATAATTTGTTGCAAAAAAGGTTAAATACAAATAATAACAGGATTGGATTATGAAGTTTAAAACAAGATCAATACTCCAAGAGCTTAATGAGATCGCGGAAAATAGGGACACTGAGCGATTAATTGAGAGTAGAGCCACTAACATTATTAATAGTGCTATCAATCTTATTGAGAGTATTAAAAAACGCTATGACGAAGATCTAGCAGGAGAATTGGAAAGACGTTTCATCAATTCAATTAAAGGTGCCGACCCAACTAAATTTACACGCGGCATGAAAAAGATTCAGGAATCTAAGGAACCTAAAAAGGACTAAAATGTCAGGTAACGAATTATTAAACGAAGGCGGCAACATATTCAAAACACCTGAAGGTGAGCCAGCGACTATTAGAATTAAGCAATCTGATGTTGTACCTACTTTGCAATGGTTAGAAGGTATTGTAGATCTAGAACTTACAGACAATATGCTCGGTACTACAGGCAAGAAAAGCACCAGTGGCGATCTTGATGTAGCAGTCGATTCTACTAAAATTACAAAAGGAGAGCTTGAACAAAAATTAGCAGATTACGTTAACAAAAATCATACAGGGGAAGATGTCAAGACTTGGGTTAGAAAGTCTGGGATATCAGTTCATTTTAAAACTCCAATTAATGGTGATCCAAAAAATGGTTTTGTACAAACAGATCTAATGTTTGGTGATCCTGAATGGATGAAGTTCAGTTTACAGGGAAGCGCAGAAGGCAGCAACTATAAAGGTGCTCATAGACATATATTGCTTTCCAGCATAGCGAAAACAAAAGGTATGAAATGGTCAGCTAACAATGGGTTATTAGACAGAGAAACAAACGAAGTAGTAACAAAGGATCCTAATCAGATAGCAAAAACTCTATTAGGACAAACAGCAACACCTTCGACAATCGAAAGTGTTGAGAGTATCGTAAAGTACATCATGAAACTTCCGAACTATGAAGAACTTGTTGCAGATGCTCGAGAGACTTTTGAAAAGGATGGAGTAACTCTGCCTGATGCTAAAAAAGTTGAAAGTTATCAACCAGGCAGCATTGGGTGGATGCGTTCTCTAATTGATATTGTCGATGAGAATAAAAGAAATAGATATTAGATACAGTGCCTTTGACAAGGTAGGCAAGATGCATACTATTGGAAAAGTTTACGGTAAGAAGGATTTAAATGTTCCACACGCAAAGTATGTGGACAAAACAAATAAACAAAAGAAGTTACTTAAAAAATGAGAGCATTTGAAATTATAAAAGAAGAAGACAAACCAGCACCAAAGAAAGTTGGTAGAGAGTTTGATCATTTAGAAGATCTTGTTTTTACAGATCCTTCTAAAGGTGCTTCTCGTGCAGTTCAAATACTTAAAGGACTAGAACAAGATGCTTCAGACGTTGCAGTTAAGTGGGACGGTAATCCTACAGTGTACTGGGGACGTGACGATGACGGAACATTCCGCATGGTTGGTAAGAACAACTGGGGACGTGAAGAAGGCAAGTCAAGCAGTCCTGAAGAATTAGAAAAGTTTATTTTAAGTCGCGGCAAGGCCGAAGATTGGCGTGAGAAGTTTGCTAGAGATATGGCAAACCTTTGGCCAATATTTGAAAAGGCAACTCCAACAGACTACAAAGGTTATGTGTATGGTGACCTACTATATCACCCTGGTAAAGAGTATGAGGGAGCAGATGGTTACATTAGTTTTACTCCTAACCAAACAACTTATAATGTAAAAGTAGATAGTGGTATTGGTAGACGTATCGCTAAGAGTAAGGTTGCTGTAGCAGCACACCAAGTGTATGGTTACTTCGGTGACAAGAGTGGCGAACCTATCAATGACGTAGAGCAATTTAATGGTACTGGTGATCTAGTAGTACTAGGACAGCAGTATGTTTCTAAAACTCCAGCAGTAGATGTAGACAATCTTGTAAGCATTGAAAAAGTAGCACACAGAGCTCAAAAGTCAATAAGTAGATTTTTTAGTCCTGTTCCAGGATTAAGTGATCTAGCAAATATATTCTACACATTTATTAATCAAATGAGTCGTGCTAAAAAACTAAATGAACTGTCTGTAGATTCATTTATGAATTGGCTTCAAAATTCAAAGGTTTCAGCTAATAAACAACAAAAGATTATAAATATCGCTAAGGAACAATCACAAACTATGTCAGATATATTCTATCTGGTTAGAGAGTTGATGAAAGCCAAGGACGAAGTCATTGCAGAGCTTGATGCTGCTGAAGGTGACGTAACTGCTACAACAAAGGGTAAACCCGGAGGCGAAGGTTACGTTAAGACTAAAGACAAGGTAAAACTAGTTCCTAGAGACCGCTGGACGCCTTTTAGAAGCGACTAGATCTCAAAAACACCCCAAAAACCTACCATTACTCCTGATTTTACCCGTTTTGGATAAATACATATGCTTAGAAAAAAGCCAGTCCTTGAGCAGGACTATATGATTAAGAGGAGAAAATATCATGGCAGATTTAACAAACGGTTCTGGTGTATATCAGACATATTCAAACGCAGGTGCAGGTGTTGCTGAATTAGGCGACAACTATGCTAACAAAGCTGGAAACGGCATTGCAGGCAAAACTCACCTTTTATCAGTTGCAACTGGTTCAAACATGGACGGTTGTATCAAAGAAGCACAAGCTGAAGGTTTCACAGTAGTTGGTGTTGAAGGTACATCAAACGGAGACTTCTTAGTACTACAAGGTACTGGTACTCCATCAATCACTAATGCTACATTAGAAGCAACTATTGATCAAAACCCAGCGTAAGCTAGGATATAAGTAGTACTAAAGGGCGGGGAAGAAATTTTCCGCCCTTTTTTTATGACCGGTAAATACAGTCACTATGCCAAGATATCATATTACAACCACTGTAGACATAACAAGATCTAATCCTTCAAGACAAGATACAGATCAAGTAATGATTGCACAACAAAGTAATTTTAATTCTCTAGTACAAGGCATTGGCATACGTTCAAACGTATCGTGGGATTTAGATCCTAAACGCATAGTGGATAAAAATAATGCAGTTTGGGAATGGACATTTGAAGTTGAAAGAGAAGATGTGTTTACCAAAGCTGATGATCCTGTAGGACTACTAAAAGATGATCTACAGGGCATACCTGTTATCAAAAATCTAACAAACACAGACCCTTTAAACAAACCAATTTTTATTACACTAGGTGATAAACCGAACACTTTAATAAAAAGTATCTAGATTATTCCTTTCTAATATTAATTAAATAATAGTATGGACAAACTATATTACAACGGAATTATGTTTAGCACGGTCTTCTTTATGTTGTTCGGCTTCCTATTATCCCTGTATGGCTTACACATTGATGCCCATAACATTGTTTATGTTGGTGTTGCTATAATGAGCAGTGTGTGTGCCGTGTGGTGGTTTTGGGTTATGTTTGTGATTAAAGATATGTTCTTAAGGGTTGAAAAGGCAGCAGAAAAAATGGTTGAAGTTAAGGAAGAAATAACTGGTATAAAGGCATTGATTCGTAAACTATTTTCACCCCAAGAAGATAAATAAACACATAAGGCAAACATTTAGGCTATCTATAAAAACGCATTAGGCCAACTAACGAGTTTACTAATTGCCCCAAGAGTTGGGGAGTTTTTGGAGAAAAGATGGCAACACAGCCAACAACAAGTTTAGAAAAAGAAAGTTTGGAAGCACACGTGGATCTGTGCGCCCTTCGCTACGAGCAGTTAGATAATCGTATGACTAAACTTGAAAGCAAAGTAGAACACATCCATGATGACATACTACACGGTCAGAAGTCAATGACCAAGGTTCTAATTGGAACAGCAGGCACAGTAATTGCAGCAGTTGCATCAGTTATCGTTACTATACTGCTCAAGATGTAAGCATCACAATCATTAAACGTTTAAATATAGGCCTAAGGGGCCTTTTTTTATGAGTGACGTATCCAAACGTTTTGAACAGTTAGTCAAGTCTACTTACAAGAAGTTTTTAGACCACGGAACTATATTGCCTGTTAAAACAGACAAGGGTATTCTAGTAGGTGATGTGCTTATTGAAAGTGACGGCCCTCTCAAAAACATATACAAAAAAGATAAACTGATTTACAGTGATATAAGTTTAAATGCTGTAGCCATTAAGATAGCCAATTTACTAGCCTGGAACAGTCATAAACAAGAGTGCGAGAAGCTATATAATTTAGACACTGTTTATAGTAAACACTTTAATGATAGCAAGTTTCATATTGCTGGATATCATAAAGCTACTGCAAACAAAGACGATCTTAGGGCTGATGTGCTATGGACACGCTACCAATTTGCTAAGGAAAAAGCAATTTTAGCTCGAGAGGAAGCAGAAGAATTAGCTTCTTTTGAATAAATATAAAATATACTTACTGGGATGGTAAACAATGAAAACACAAGATTTATTTAAAACTAAAGCAGAAAAGGTGAATGAATCAATTCACAAAACTTTTGGCAAGAAAATTGATTTTAGCACATTTGATGTTGCTAAATTAGAAGATGCCCGTAACAAAATTCGTACACAACTTTCACAAGTACGCAACTCATCGGGCTTTAACGAAAACCTAGAGAATGATGCTTATCATCAAGCTCAATGGATGCTAGACGCTCTTAACAAAGAACTAGCAGAAAGAGAAGAAACAGCTATTGATTCACTAGAATTAGAAGCAACTGCAAACATCCCAGAAGACGCAGAGGCAAACGGAGAAAATATGGACAAGGTCACAGAAGGTGAAGTTCAACAAGCAAGTGCAATTGTAACTGCTAAAACAATGTCAGACAAGGTTGGTAGATTTATTGAAGAACTTTCAGGATTAGAAAGTGATACACTATTACAACTAGGCGACAGTATTAGAGATGAAGTTGGTGAAGCAGAATCAAAACAATTTATCGAAGCAGCAGCACCAGCAATCCAAAACGCTATCGAAACATTAAAAGCATCACGTGAAACACTTTCAAATGCAGTTAGAGTATTAGCAGGAGAAGGTTCACCTGAGATGCTTGGTTCAGAACCAGAAGAAGGTGGCGAAACTGATATGGCAGAGCCAGCAGCAGAACCAGCAGCAGATGCAGCAGCACCAGCAGACGATTTTGCTACAGCAGAACCAGCAGCAGGCGGCATGGAAACAGCTGGACGTGAAAAGCGTGAGTCAATTGAATACCAAGGCCGTCTATTAACAACTTTAGCAGGTTAATTAAATGAAACTCGGCGAGTTCTATCATGACAAGGTAATTGCCGAGGCTATCCCGGCAATGCCAATGACATCGACTTCTTCGATGCCAGCTAAGAGTGCTCCAGCAGCACCAACACCTGCTCCAGCAGATCAAGCAAAAATGATGGCACAACAAATGGCCGATATGCAAAAGCGTAAGCAAGATTTGCAAGATCAAATTAAACAGAAACAAACTGAAATAATCGAACTTCAAAAAGAGTTGGCATCTATAAAATGAGATTTTTAGAATTTGCACCAGACCAAATGATTGATAGATACATTGTTGTGTTTAAAAATCTTATTGGAAGAGCTTCAGCTAAAAAAGTCCCACTCAAAATGAATTGGGCAGCACTCAATCAAATTTTAAAAACAAGCAGTGCTAACCTATTAGCAGACTATGAAACATTTGCATCTGTTTATGATCAAAGCCCTGCTATCCAAAATCTCGTCAAAAACTTCAATGCCAAAGAAATAGAATTCAAAGTTCCAGGTGCGCCGGATGCTGATGATAAAACTCAAGACGGTTCGGACAGTCAAGCAGAAGTAGACAAAATTGCAGCATCTGCTGCTCCTCAGCAATTAGCCCAACAATAATAATTCACTCTTGACATTCTGTGTACATTCGTGTACTATATATAATATTACTGTGAGGAAACAATGTATACACCACCGCCATTTGTAGAAAAAATAAAGTACCACGAACTCAAACAAATCAATGATCCTGTTACTAGAAAGCGTGTTTACCTCACTCCAGACGAAGAAAAATTACCTAGTGTAACAACTATTCTAAGTTCTACAAAAGATATGACCCATCTAAACGAATGGAAGAAAAGAATTGGCGAAGATGAAGCAAAACGAATTACTACAGAAGCAGCTGGTATTGGCACTGCTATGCACGGTAACTTAGAAAGATTTCTATGCGGTTTAGAAAGACAACCAGGTAATAACCATGTTCATATTCAAGCAAACAAAATGGCTGATGTTATTATTGAAAATGGTTTAAAAGATGTTAGTGAAGTTTGGGCTATGGAACAATCTTTGTATTTTCCAGGGTTGTATTCGGGTACTACAGACTTGTGCGGTGTATACAAAGGCGAGCCTGCAATTATGGACCACAAGCAAACAAATAAACCTAAAAAAGAAGAATGGGTAGAAGATTATAAACTACAACTTGTAGCATATGCTATGGCACATAATGAAGTATATGGTACAGATATTAAGCGTGGAATAGTGTTTATGTGCAGTAGAGATCTGCAATATCAACAGTTTGAAGTAACACCCGATACTTTCCCCATGTATCAAGATATGTGGCTTGCTAAATTAGAAGAATATTACAAATTATAATATTAGCATATATTATAACACAGGTCAGTTTGTTTAACCTGGATAAATACTAAAAAGATTTCAGGAGCAAATATAGTGGCCGTTGTACAGATATCTAAAATTCAAATCAGAAGAGGACAGAAGAATTCTTCTACGGGAGTTCCTCAATTAAGTTCTGCAGAACTAGCATGGGCTGTAGATACACAGGAACTATACATTGGTAACGGTTCAGTAGAAGAAGGAGCACCTTTTGTTGGTAACACTAAGGTCTTAACTGAACACGATAACATTTTAGAACTAGCATCTAGTTATAGATTTGCTTCAGACGATCCGTCTATCACTTTAAGCACAAAAAGATCACTTCTAGGAAAAATTGACGAAATCGAAGTAAGTGTTGCAGACTTTGGTGCTGTAGGAGATGGTTCTACAGACAACGTTATTGCATTTGAAAATGCACTTACACAGTTATTTAGAAACACTAATCCTACATATAAAAAAGTTCTTGTTGTTCCTAATGGTGAATATCTATTCTTGTCAGGCTTAGAAATTCCGAGCAATGCTAGAATTAGAGGTGAAACAAAAGAAGGTGCTGTATTAATACTTGATACAAACAACGTAACATTTGTTACTGACTCAGGGCAGCCTATTGCAAACTTTACAAGTAGTGATCGTCCTCAGAATATAGAAATTAGTAACTTAACATTTAAACGCAGTAGTGGATCGATTGTTTTATCAGGAATTAAAGATTCGAAATTTAAAAATGTAAGATTCCAAGGTGAGTATTCTTTAGGTGGTACAGTTAGTAGTCTTTCATTAGAAACAAGTGCTGTTTCATGGAATAACTCTTTAGTTGGAATTAAAGTTGACGACATTGAATTCGATGAGTGTGAATTCAACTACAATAGTCTTTCTATAAAATGTATTCAATCTGTGAGAACAGATACAACTATTAATTTTAAAGATTGTGATTTTTTTGTTAATGACACTTCTATGTACATTGAAGGTGTTGTTGATCAAGAAAATCTATGGAACATCAAAGATACTAAGTTTAATCAGATTGCAACACAAGCGTTTCAATCAACAAATGGTATTGGAACTAAGTTCTTAAGATGTAACTTTAAGGACTGTGGTAATGGCATTGCAACTGCTTCTAGTCCTTCATCATCGTTTATTAACTTTGGTCAAAGTAGAGATAACTTAGTTTTAGCATCTGTAAGTAATAGACAACAAGCAGCAGGTGTTGTTACTAGTGAACTTATAGACGGTATTAGCGAAGTTTATAACAGTGACTATACTGAGCTAGTAAACAAAAACTTTTCAGACATATACTTAACAGATAGTTTTAGACCAGTTGCTGTTGTTTCAGCTCTGAATAATTTTATCAACTTAAACTATATTTTAAGACTTGGCGATCATATCCGAAAAGGAAAAATTGAAATCACTATCGGTGATGACAAGTCTAAGATATCAACAAGTGATGAGTATAAGTATTCTGATGCTACTCCGACTAGTCCGGGCGGTGTAGTAATGACGAACTTTGAGTTCAAAGCTGAACTCAGAGATAACGATACAGATAGTGGCATTGAGACTGTCGTCATCTTTTATAGAAATCCTATTGCTACAGGTGCATTAGGCAATGTTTCATTTGATGTATCGTATGGTGTCTAAGTTATACAAGCAGATAACTTTTCCCTTCAAAGCCATACATACGACTGTTAGTAAAGAAAACGAGCAATTTTTTTCTTTACTTTTAGCAAATAACGACTGTATAATCTACAGATACAAGCGCAAACTCCCTTAGAGGTGTAGTTGATGTCAATTACAGGTAGCTCTGCGTCTTTCAGTAATAAATACCTCTACACACATAAGAGAGATGAGAAGTAAATGACAAAAGAAATTTTTATTACGAAACGTTCCGGCCAAAAAGAAAAACTAGATCTAGACAAAATGCACTTTGTAGTTGAGGAGGCCTGTAAAGGTTTATCCGGTGTAAGTGCATCTCAAATTGAAATGAATGCTGATTTGCAGTTTTATGACGGCATGACTACAGATGAAATACAAAACATTTTGATCCGTTCAGCAAATGATCTAATCAGTTTAGAAAATCCGAATTATCAGTATGCGGCAGCACGATTATTGCTGTACAGTTTACACAAAAAAGTATATGATCGCTATGAGCATCTCTCATTAGGACAGATCATTGATAAGAATATTGAACGTGGTGTCTATGATGCTGCGATCAAACAAAAGTATACTGCTACTGAAATCAAAAAATTAAACACATGGCTGAAACACGAACGTAATGAAGAGTTTACATATGCAGGATTAAGACAGGTAGTTGACAAATATCTTTGTCAAGATAGATCTAACGGAGATATTTTTGAAACACCTCAATTTATGTATATGATGATTGCTGCTACTCTCTTTGCTGACTATCCTAAGGAGACACGTTTAACATACGTGAAAAAATATTATGACGCGACCTCATTATTTAAAATCAACATTCCAACCCCCGTCATGGCAGGAGTCCGTACTCCTATTAGGCAGTTTGCTAGTTGTGTACTTGTTGACGTTGATGATACTCTTCCCAGTATTTTTAGTAGCAATAGTGCTATCGGTTATTACATTGCTCAAAGAGCTGGCATCGGAATTAATTCAGGCCGCATTAGGGCGATCAACTCGAAAATACGAGGTGGAGAAGTAGCACACACTGGTGTGGTTCCATTTCTAAAAGTATACGAAGCAACTGTAAGAAGCTGTACCCAGAACGGAGTACGTGGCGGTAGTGCAACTACACATTTCCCTATTTGGCATATGGAAATTGAAGACATCCTTGTGTTAAAAAATAACAAAGGTACCGAAGACAACAGAGTACGTAAGTTAGACTATTCAATTCAACTTAACAAATTATTCTACGAAAGACTTCTGAACAACTCAGAAATTACTCTTTTCTCGCCACACGAAGTTCCAGAAGTGTACGAGGCATTCTACTCAGGAAACAACATCAAGTTTAGAGAACTTTATGAAGCAGCAGAACGTAAGACTTCTATTAAAAAGAAAAAAATAAAAGCAATGGATCTATTTTCAGATCTATTGAAAGAACGTGCTGAAACAGGACGTATCTACCTAATGAACGTTGACCATGTAAACAGTCACAGTTCATTTAAAGATCCTGTTTACATGAGTAACCTATGTCAAGAAATTACACTACCAACTAAACCTATTCAACATATTGACGATGACCAAGGCGAAATTGCATTATGTATTTTAAGTGCTATTAACGTAGGCTTAATTAACAATCTAGAAGAACTAGAAAACCTATGTGACCTAGCAGTAAGAGCTTTAGAAGAAATTATTGACTATCAAGGTTATCCTGTTAAAGCAGCAGAACTATCGACTAAAGCAAGACGTTCTTTAGGTGTTGGTTATATTGGTCTTGCACACTATCTTGCAAAAAACAAAGTTAAGTATAGTGATAAGGAAGCATGGAAACTAGTACATGAACTTTCTGAAGCATTCCAATACTATCTACTTGTTGCAAGTAATGAACTTGCCAAAGAGCGTGGTGCTTGTGAGTACTATAATCGCACTAAATATTCGGACGGTATTCTTCCTATTGACACATATAAGAAAGATATTGACGAAGTATTCGGGAACAAACTGCAATATGATTGGGATGATCTTAGGAAGGATATCAAAGAGCACGGCCTACGCCACTCAACACTGTCCGCACAAATGCCATCGGAGAGTTCGTCCGTTGTGTCAAACGCAACAAACGGCATCGAGCCACCTAGAGCATTCTTGTCCATTAAGAAAAGCAAAAAAGGGCCTCTTAAACAAGTTGTTCCACAATATTCTCAATTAAAGAATTTTTATACTTTACTTTGGGATATGGAAGGCAATGAAGGTTACATTAATATTGTAGCCGCTATGCAAAAATTCTTTGATCAGTCTATCTCAGGTAACTGGTCATACAATCCATTACACTATGAAAACAATGAAGTACCAATGAGTGTAATGATGCGCGATATGCTTACAACTTACAAAATGGGTTGGAAGACATCTTATTACCAAAACACATACGACTTCAAAGGTGAGGAAGATCACATTCAACCCGAAGGTTTGGAAGATACAAAGGTTGACAGTCAAGTCAATGGTGCTACAATTAACGGTGTGAATGGCCATGTAAATGGGTATGGAGTTGCAGAAGAAACACTAACCGATAGTGAAGGTGAGTGTGAAGCCTGTAATATATAAGGATTTATGACTAAAAAGAAAGAGCAGAAGAAATTGGCAAAGACAGTATTCAACAAAAACAAAGTAGACTTTACTAAACAATATATGTTCTTTGGTGAAGATCAAAACACACAGCGTTATGATGTGTTTCGCTACCCAGAGTACGACAAACTTAACCAAACCATGCTTGGTTATTTTTGGAGACCGGAAGAAGTAAGTCTACAAAAAGATAGAGCAGACTATCAAGAATTTCGTGAAGAACAAAAACATATCTTTACATCAAACTTAAAATATCAAACACTATTAGATAGTGTACAAGGTCGCGGACCTTGTTTGGCTTTTTTGCCTTATTGCTCTAATCCGGAATTAGAAAGTTGTATTGTATGTTGGGACTTCCAAGAAACAATTCACAGTCGTTCTTATACACATATTGTTAAGAATGTTTATCCAGATCCAAGCGAAGTGTTCGACACTATTCTTGATGACAAAGAAATTATTGCACGAGCAGAATCAGTAACTAAAGAGTATGATACTTTTTATGACATTGCTAATGAGTATTTTAACAAAGGCAAAGGCAATGTATACGAAGTAAAGAAAGCATTGTACAAGGCAATGATGACTGTAAACATTCTTGAAGGTTTACGTTTCTATGTTTCATTCGCTTGTACATTTGCATTTGGCGAACTAAAACTAATGGAAGGATCTGCAAAGATTATTTCATTAATTGCACGTGATGAAGCAACGCACCTTAACCTTTCAACACATATTATCAAACATTGGATGAAGGGCGATGACGATCCTGACTTTGTTAAGATTGCCAAAGAATGCGAAGAAGAAGTTTATGATATGTGGCGCCAATGCGTTGAAGAAGAAAAGCGTTGGGCAGACTATTTGTTTACCAAAGGATCATTAGTTGGTCTTAATGCTAATCTACTTCATGCTTATGTAGAATTTATTGCTAATAAGAGATTAAAAGCACTAGGACTTAAAACAATTTACGATCGTCCGATCAACCAGAATCCTCTACCATGGACACAACATTGGTTAAGTAGTAGTGGATTGCAGGTAGCACCTCAGGAAACTGAAGTTGAGAGTTATATTGTAGGTGGTGTAAAGCAAGATGTAGAAAAGGATACTTTTAAAAACTTTACACTCTAATTTTGGATAAGTAAGAGTATGTATAAAGCACAGTTTAAAAGAAATTCGCCCTACGAGTCTTGGACAGTGTACGGCACTTATGGTTCCGAACAACAGGCTATCTCAGCCGCTTTAAGTAAAAAAAGAGCTGGAGTTATCATGGTGAGAGTCATTGATAAATCTGGCGCAACTGTTTTTTCAGGATAGGAATATGATAGAAATATACGGAAAACCAAATTGCCCTTATTGTGTAATGGCAAAAAATCTTTGTGAAACTAGAATGTTTCCATTTGAGTATAAAGAATTAGGAACAGACTACACCAAGGAAGAACTATTAGAAATGTTTCCTGGTGCTAGAACAGTTCCTCAAATTAAAGTTCACGGTAAAGTAGTTGGAGGATATCAGGAATTCAATACCTATATCGAAGACACAGGTTATAACGGAACCGGAGAATCACTATAATGTTAATTGAAACACCGTACAAGGTAGGCGATACTATTTCAATTAAGTTAACTTCGGGTGAAGAAGTTGTTGCTCGACTAGAAGAAGAAAAAGCAGACAGTGTTATATTACACAAGCCTTTAATGGTTACAGCAACACAACAAGGTCTAGGATTAGCACCTTTTATGTTTACTATTGGACCTGATGCAAAAGTTGATATTGATACAAGTAAAGTAGTTTGTATTGTTAAAACACTTGAAGAAATGTCTAAACAATATATTACAAGTAC